ATTGGTGAGCCCAGCATAACAACATTTAAAGCCGAAGCTAATACCAATACGTTTTAAGGCTGCGCCTTGCCTGCAACAACACGTAAAACCGATAACCCTTTTTTATTGCCCGGAGTAAACCGCGTGAGCATTAAAGACCGCCTGATTCAGTTTGTGCTGCGCGGCAAGGATGAGCTGTCGCCCGAAGCCAAGAAGAGCGCCGAAGCGCTGGCGGCAGTGAGTGCCGAGGCCGAGGAACTGGGCAAAGCGCTCGACTCGGCCAAAGATGCGCGCGGCCTAGCCAGAGGGCTTGAGGCTACCCAGCGTGCCGCCGAGCAAGCCGAGCGCGGACTCGTGCAGGCAGACCTGCAAGTTAAAGAGTTGAGGGATGCGCTAAACCAGTCGCCCGGCTCTGCGGGGCTGGAGCAGTCGTTGAAGGATGCCGAGCGTGAAGCCCGGAGGATGCAGCGCGGGCTTGATGCCTTGCGCGTTAGCCTGGCTGAGCAGGAAAAGGCTGCACAAGCAGCGGGTATTGATACCAACAACCTGGCCGATGAAGAAAAGCGCTTGGCGGCTGAGGTCGACAAGGCCAAGGTGGCACTGGATGCCAACAGCCAGCAGCTCAAGGAATTACAGCGCGAGCATAATGCGGCAGCGCGGGCCACTGCTGAGCACACCTCTCGTATTGATGCTGCTCGTGGCGCTATGTCGAGCGGCGCAAAGCAGGTGCTGGCCTTTGCTGCGGCCTACATCTCGCTGGAAGCCGCATTCGGCCTGGTGCAGACGGGCCTCAATGTGGTGCGTGACGGCATCTTGTCGATGCTGAAAACAGGTGATCAGTTCGAGTTGCTCGACAAGCGCATGGCCTCGCTGATGGGTAGCGTTGCTGCGGGCGAACAGGCTACGTCCTGGATCAAGCAATTTGCTCGCGACACGCCGCTACAGGTGCAAGACGTTACGGAGGCTTTTGCGCTACTCAAGTCCTACGGGCTAGACCCTATGGACGGCACCCTGCAGGCTGTTGTCGATAAAAACGAACAACTCGGCGGCGGCATGGAGCGGTTGACGGGTATCTCGTCAGCGCTGGGCCAGGCCTATGCCAAGCAGAAGTTGCAGACCGAAGAGATCTTGCAGCTGGTTGAACGGGGCGTCCCCGTTTGGTCGATGCTGGAGAAGGTTACCGGCAAGAATGCCGCGCAACTTGCAGAGTTGGCCAGTAAGGGCAAGCTTGGCCGCGATGTGATCGGGGCTCTGATCAAAGAGATTGGTGCCAGTGCCGAGGGCGCTGCCGCAGAGAACATGGGCACGCTCACTGGTTTGGTGAGTAACCTGTCGGATACCTGGTCGGACTTCCTTGACCGCATCGCCAAGAGCGGTGCACTGGATTACGCCAAGCAGCAATTGGCAGGGGTGGCAGAGTACATCGAGCAGATGGACCGCGACGGTCGGCTGGATAAGCTGGCCACTTCGCTGTCCACTGCCTTCGAGCAAGGTGCCGAGAAAGCTAAGGAATTCCTCGGGCGCTTGGCAGAGGTAGACCTTAACAAGTTCATTGATGACAGCAGCGCTTGGCTCAGTGATTTCGGTACGAAACTTGATCGTGCAGCGCAAAGTGCACAGCTGTTTGTTGCACCGTTTCGCACGATGTTCAACGGCCTGACAGCTGGCTTGAGTTCTGTGGGTGCTGCATTCACTGGGACTGTTGGACTGATGCTCGGTGTTGTGGAGGCAGCAGCCGATAAAATTCCCGATATGCTGGGCGGTGAAAAGATTCGGGCTGATGTAAAGGCGGCACGCGAAACGATAAATGGATTGCGCGATGGTTTCGTGGCTCAGATTGAGCAGGACAGCCTAGATATACGCGATGCTTGGGAAACTAATACAAGATCAGCGGTTCAGAACGCACAGGACCAGCAGGCTGCTGCCGTCAATGCAGAGCAGGCCAAGCTCGATGCTGCCCAGGATACTGCTGATAAAGTTGCAGAGCTGAATGAGGGTTTCGCGCAGCAGGCTGTTGAGGCCTCTGCAACAGGTCAGCGCGCCATCACCGACATGGCTGATGCGCTCAAACTGATCGACACCGCCTCATCCGTGCAGCAACTCGAAGGCCTACGGGGTGCGCTGCTCACGACTTATCAAGATGGTCGCATTTCCCAAGAGCAGTTCGCTCAAGCCACTAGTCTGCTCAATGAGAAGCTGACCACCTTGGGCGGAGCGGCAGCTGGTACTGGGGATTCTCTGGCAGGCCTGAGCGAAGACTTCGGCGACTTGGGCAGCATTATGCGCGCTGTGGGCAGCGCGATGAATGAGGTGGATTTCAACCGGCTGCGTACAGGCATCCGAAAGGCTTACAGCGAGGGCAAGATCAGCGCCGATGAGTTCGCTAAGGCGCAAGCCGAGCTGAACAAGCGCATCAAGGATCTCAAACCATCTGCTGATAAAGGCACCGAGGCCTTGGGCGAACAGCGCAAGGCCATTGATGCAAACATGCAATCGGCGCGGCGCGGCATCTCAGATGTTGGTGATGCGGCAGAAGAGGCTTCTGGCGGGGTGGATTTCTTCGGCGCGGTGATGACCGCGGCCCGGACGCCGCTTGCCAACATGAGTAAGGCAGCTCTTGAGGCCTTCGATGCATTGCGCGGTATCAAGAATACGGATGTCGAACTGGATACCAGTGGCGCTGATAAAACCGGCGAAGCTCTTGCGCGTGTGCGTGAGGAAGCCAAAGGTTTGCAGGCTGAGATGGGGTTGCTCGGTAGCCGCGACTATGGGTTTGGCACATGGATGCGCGAAACGGCACTTCGCAGCCGCGAGGTGCAGGCTGAGTACCTGACGCAGAAGCTACGGCTGCAGGAACTGACCGAGGGCTACAGCTCGGGTGCAATGTCTGCTGCTGCTTTTGCCCGTGCAGCTCGCTCGGCTAAGGGTGATCTGAAGCTGCTTGATGAGTCTGATCTAAGCGGCTTGGAGTCATCCATCCAGAGCGCTGAGCAGCAGATGAAACAGCTGGGCGACTCCAGCCGCAGCACACTCGAAAGTCTGCAGGATGAACTGGACAGGCTTGAAGGGCGTGAAGCTGATGCAGAGCGCCGCCGTTTTGCAGCACGCCAGCGCGAGCTTGAGGTGCAGCTGGACGCCGCGCAGGCCGCTGGTGATCGGAATGCAGTGGCCAATGCTCAGCGGTCCATCAGCGTGCTGCGGCAGATTGAAGCCGCCTCCGCGCAGAAAAGACAGCAGGATGAGCAACAGAAACGTCTGACGACAACTGCACCGACTCAGGCTGCAGCCGCCGCTGGCCCGCAAAAGGTTATCCGCCTGGAAACAACCCGTGGCAAAGCTGTGGAGGTGGCCGTGAATTCTGCTGCTGATGAAACCAACCTGCTCAGCATTCTTGAGGAAGCTGGAATGAGGACGCTTTGATGGCATTAACTCTGGACAGCATCGACTTGGCGGACAACCCCGACTTGGCCGGCGAGCAAATGGAGTGGATGGACGAATGGGAGTGGGACCCAGTAGAGCAGGTGCAGGATCGCAGCCTTACTGGCGCGATGATCTTTCAGGAAGGTCTGAAACTCTACGGGCGGCCAATCACCCTGAGCAGCAATGGCGGCGCGTGGTTCACGCTGGCCAAGGTGCGTGAGCTGGAAGCGAAGGCCGCGATACCTGCGGCAGTGATGCTACTCACGCTGCCGACAGGTGATCAGCATTACGTGACCTGGAATCGTGCTGCCGGCCCTGCTGTTCAGGCGCAGCCTTTGTTCCGTGAGGTTGCACCTACGGCAGATTGGCTACACGAACTAACCCTGCGTCTGATCACGGTGGCTCCACCTGCTGCACCGCCCGCCCCGTAAAACACCCACTTTTCCTGGCCCGCCTTGTGCGGGCTTTTTAATGCCCGGAGATTGGCATGGCGATCAACCGCACCGATGTGAAATTGCTGAAGTCTCAGCGCCTGACTGATGAGGATGATGGGGGCGGTCGCGCTACAGGCGCGGCGGTGATCGATGGCGAGGTTAATAACCTGTTCCCCGATATCAGCCGGATGGACCGCACCACTGGCCGCATCAACCTGCGCAAGGTGTTTGCCGGCGTGATGACCAGCAACAGCGATGCCTACCTGGGCACGCATGGCATCGTGACGCAGCCGCCTGCAGATCCGCGCGTGAGCGTGCTGCTGTTCAATACCGGTAGTCAGACTGATGTGCGGGCCAATGCCCGTGATGCCATTGAAAGCTACGTGGCAGCGGCCTCGGCGGCGCAGTTTGATTTGCTGGGTACTCAGTTGGCAGGCCAGCGTGCGATTGCCTGCGTGCAGCGCGAGGATCGGCGCGTGCCTGAGGTGGGCGATGTGTTCCAGCTGGTGACCGCCCCCCATCAGCAGTATGTGCGGTTGTCTGGGGTTGAATCGCGGCTTGAGCAATTCACCTTTGACTATGGCAACGGCAACTTTGTGAACTTCACCCTGCGCCGGCTTGATCTGTCCATCACCGCGCCGCTGCTCAATGAGTTCCCTGGTGGTCAGCCCAGCCCTGCTGGCACCAGTTCTGCCAGCTTGGATGGCAAGGCCAAGGCGCGGGTGCTCAGCACTCAGATTGCCGATGCCGCGCGCTACTACGGGATCAGCCCATTGGCTGAGGCCGTGGCGCAGGGCGCGTTGAGCCTGAAGGTTAAATCGGTCTACAGCCAGTTGGTGCCGAGCACCACCAAGGAATCACCCCTGGTTGATGTGCTGGGTGGCTATCAGCGCCAGGTGTATATCGCGGCTGGTCCCGCGCGAAACATCAGCCTGACAGTGGCGGCCGGTGCTGTGGTGGGTGAGTCGCGTACCTTCCTGGGTACTGGCTGCGCGCCGGGTTCGCTGACACTTACTTTCAACGGCGGCACCTATGCCGATGACAGCAAGGGCGGTTTGCGCTTTGTCAGTGGCAGCAACTGGATGAGCAGTGGCCGGGTGGATTACCAAACCGGCGAACTGACGCTGATTCGCACTGGCAGCAGCATGACCGGAAGTGCCAGCGCCACCTACAGCCCCGGTGCTGCAGCCACAGGCGAAACAATCACCGGGGAGATTGAGGTCACGCTGGGCAACCGTGGCTTTGTATACACGCTGAATCTGTCTGGCGCAGTGCCGCGTCCCGGCACCTTGTCCGTGAGCTTTATGGCGCTGGGCAAATGGTATGAGCTGCGTGATACCGGCGACGGCCTGCTGGTAGGTGAGGGTGCGGGCACCGTGAGCTTTGCCACGGGCAGTGTATCGCTGACCCTCAACGCGCTGCCTGATGTGGGCAGTGCGTTGATCTACAGCTACGTCAGCAGCGCCGATAACGCCATTGTGCAGCGTGCGGGCGGCAGTGTGACGCCTGTACTTGAGGTGCGCCATACCCTGCCGGAGGGCGGTGTGCTGCCTGGCTCGGTGTCGATCAGTTTCACTGCCGGGACACCTCGCACCCTGACTGACAACGGCCAGGGTGTGCTGAGCGGAACGGGTGGCAGCGGCACCATCGCCTATGCAACTGGTGAAGTTGTGATGCTGCTGACTGCTACGCCAGCCAGCGGCATTGTGTACAGCTATCAGGTGGGTACAACGCTCAGCAGCCCGATCAACGTGAGCAGTGATGGCAGCGGCATGGCCAGCTTCACGCTGCCGGGTGCGCCATTCAAACCGGGCAGCGTGCGCGTGGATTGGCTGACTACACAGCGCCAGGCCGCGCCGGCTGTTAACTGGTCTGTGATCGAAAGCGGTAACTCGCTGCCTGTTTACGATGGCCAGCGCGATATCGCCCAGGCCGCAAATGACAATGGCGCGGGCGGTTGGCAGGGTGGCCGGGCTGGCACCATCAACTACACCACCGGGGCCTGCACCCTGCAAGTGGCTCGGCTGTATGACTACAAAGAGCACACTTATACCCGCGTCCGTACATCAATGTTCGGTGCGACCGAGCCGGTGCTTGTGACGACGAATGTACCGACTCGTGAACAGTTTGGTGGCACGCTGACAGTTACGGCGCAGGCGGCCAGCGTGAGTGCTACGCCGAAAACCAGCAGCCAAGCGCAGCCGCCGATTACGGTGAACCTGTTGCCGGGGGTGGCTGAGGCGATTGTGCCGGGTTCTTTGTTGTTCAGCTGGAACGGTTCGGTGTACTGCGACCGCTCGGGGATTCTGTACCGGGACGTGGCCACCAACACCAACGGTGGCGTGGCGGTGGGGACGGTCAACTATGCCGCCCGCACGGCCACCCTCAGCAGCTATGGCGGCAACGCCAGCGGGGCTGTGTCGGTGCTGGCCTGCCTCACGGCGGCCGTTGGGTTTAGCGTGACCTCGGTCACCTTCAGAACACCTGGTGCACCACTGCGGGCTGGCAGTATGCAGCTCACCGTAGTGCGCACGGATACTGCCGAAGTGGTCACGGCCTCGGCTGGGCTGAACGGGAATTTTGCCAGCGGCATCATCCATGGTCGTGTTGATGCGAGCACGGGTATTGCGCGGCTGGTGTTCACCTCTGACCCCGACGACGACACGGGTGCCAGTGATGTGCCGGTGATCCCGCTGCTGCTGCGCTACAACGCCGTGGTGCAAACCCGTTTGCCGCTCGATGCTCGCCTGCTGGGGTTGGACCCGGTGCGCCTGCCCTCAGATGGGCGTGTGCCGATCTACCGCGATGGCGATGTGTTGGTGATTCACCACACCGCCGAAACCGCTGTGGCCAGCCCTGTGCCGGGTGGCACGGTGTCGCTGGCACGCCAGCAACAGCAGGACATTGAGGTGGTTGATGGCAATGGGGTGCTGCTGCGTGCAGCCTCATACACCGCTGACCGCATGCTAGGCACGGTGACCTGGGCAAACCCGCTGGTGATGCAGGATGCGGAAGGCAATCCGGTAGGCCTGCCGCTGATCATTCGTGATCGTGTTGAGCACATGACGCTTTGCACCGAGGTGCAGATCACCGGTTTGCTGGGCCTCAGCTCGCCGCTGCCGTGGGATCTGCCTGCTGATGAAACGCAGGTGTCCAGTGCTGTTGCCTGGGGTGACCTGCAGGCGCGGGTGCATAACTGGTTTACCCAGCAGACTTGGAGCCAGGGCGCGCCGAACTGGACGGATGCGCCAATCGGCAATACCACAACCGCGCAATACAACAGCCTGACCTACCCGCAGCTCATCACCAACGCAGGCGGTATCGATGGCCGCTGGGCGTTGGTGTTTACCAGTGCCACCTCTTTTCAGGTGGTTGAGGAAAAGCTGGGGGTTATCTCCACGGGCACCATCAGTAGCGACTGCTCGCCCGTGAACGCCCTGACCGGCGAGCCGTATTTCACCATCCGCTTTCAAGGCTGGGGCTCCGGCTGGGCTGCGGGTAATGCGGTGCGGTTCAACACCGACTCGGCCCTTGGGCCTATGTGGGTGATCCGCACGGTGATCAGCGGGCAGGGCACGGTGGATGACGACAAGTTCGAGTTGCAGATCAGGGGGGATGCAGATTGATGGCTACCGTCTATCACCGCGATGACAGTGGGGCGCCTACTTTCGCGTTCTCCAGCAGCGGCACAAACATCGCGCACTTTGCTGCACTGAAGACGATCCTCAAGGCGTGCTTGGTGTCGGGCTACGGCAGCAAACCCGCTGCCGGCTGGGCACTGATCGCCGAAGGTGATCGCTTTCTGGTGCTGCGCAATGGGACCTCAAGCGGTTTTGTGTGCTTTACCTGGGTTGCTGCGACCTCGTATTTCATCATCCACCTTGCCGCGACGTTTACGGGTATGTCCGGTGATGTGATGACGGGAGCCGGGCTTAAGTCGGGAACGGATGCAGCGGGCAGTGCCAACCAGCACCGTATGTGGAACTCGGTTCTGGCGAACTCATCGGCCAATAGCACTTGGTATTTGGTGGCGGATAACAAGACTTTTTACTTCCAGGGAAGTGGAGGCTTCAGTCTGTTTGAGTATGCGGCCTCGGACTTTGGTGCGATGAACCCGCTTTATGTCGGAGAGGACAGCGCCGGCAATTTCATCGCCATGGGTGGGCAGAACACAAACGGCACTCAGCCTCGGGCCTACTTTGGGCCTGAGGGAGTAACGGTGCTGCGTAACCCTGCAACCGGATTGCTGGTTGATACCGGGTCAATTGCTGTTGTGGCACCTGGCCTTCGCTTGACTGCCAACGCCAATACCGGCGTTGCCTCGCTCGGTGCCGCACACATCGTTCCGCTTCTTGAGGCACCTTTGTGCCCTGTCAGATGGGGGGCTTCGGTGCTGGCTGGGCGGTTACGTGGCCAAGCGCTTTGCCCTTTAGTGTCGATGTATTTCCCTTCGCCAGCGGCGCAGAGCCTAGGGCATGTTGGGCCGCTGAACTCTCGAAATCTGAACACGCCCCTGCCGCTGGGCGGTGCGCATACGTATTTCATGGGCGTTGCTTTTGACGGCTCAGCCACGCGAATCGTTACAAACAACCCGGAGTTCTGGTGATGGCGACAGCAACGGTTGCGTTGGTTCTGGCGTTGCCTGTTGTTGTGCCGCCGCGTGCAACGCTGAAGTTTCGGGTATTGCGCGAGGGGTTAGTGACGCCAGGGGTGAAGACGCTGTTTCTGTATCGCGGGTGGGGCTCGGTGGCCACGTTGGCGATGGTGTTCCAAACGCTTGATGGCGAATGGACGCGTGCCGAGCAGTTCGACCTGGCCACCTTGCTGGCACAGGGGGAGTGGCTAGTGGCCGGTGAGGATCTGGCAGCACCGCGCAGAACTCGGGCCACTTACTTGGCGTTCACCGAATCAGCCGAGCTGACCTTTGACATTACCTCTGGCCAAGGCGGGGTAGTTGGTGAGCCGGCGACCCTGGCCGCGCAGGTGCGTGTGGATCATCAGCCGGCAGGGCGTGAGGTGGTTGTGATTGAGCGGCCACTGGATGGCCAGTGGCGTGTGGCCGGGTACGGCCTGACTGTTGATGGTGAGGCTGAGCTGGAACTGCGAGTTGCTGGTGGGCTGTGCTATGCCGTGGCGGTGGATGATTGGGGCGTGCTCTATAGCCCGACCTTGGCCGTTACCGTTGGGCAAACCATCCGGCCAACACTGTTCACCGGCTGGCTGTACCGCGTTACGGAGGCTGGCACCTTGCCGGCCGCTGAGCCGGAGTGGTGGCCAGCCAGTGGCGATAACGCCGCTCGCCTGATTGGCACCGCTCGCGCCATTGCAGTTCGCTACTACGCACCCATTGGCCATGGGCCTGTGCCTGTTGAGGTGATTTGATGCTGACAATGCGAGTAGGGGGCAGCTGGTCTACAGCACGCCCAGCCTCGGCGCGGCCGGCTGCTTTGCCTTGGGACGGCACCACGGCGCTGGTGGTAGAGGCTCGGGCACTCTGGCGGCGCGCAGTGGGGCATGACCTTGAGGCTGCAGCTGGTTGGAGTGCGGTGCCGGCCAGGGATCGGGAAAGCATTCAGGCTTGGGGCCTGGCCAGCGCGGCTGACTGTGAGCAGCTGGCTGGCCTGTGGGGTGCGGTGCCGGCGAAGGATTGCGGTGTGGTGGGGCGTTGGGATCACACCATCAGGCCGCGTGATGTGCGCTTGCGGCTGATCTACAACCCGATGCCGGCGCGTAAGGATGTGCAGGTGGGCTGCCCCAGTCGGCGGGTCGACGATTATGGGCCTAGCCGTAATGCGGCAGCGGCAGTGCAGGCCAGTTTGTACGTGCCTGGCCCTGGACCGCTGGCATTCAACTTTGGGGGGCGTCCGTACTTCCCACCCACCTCGCCGTTGGTGTTCTTCAGCTTTCAATACACGCCGCCTGCTCCGCGTATTCAGCCGGTAGATAGTTCCAGCCGGGTGCGTTGGCAAGATGCACGCCGGCTGAGCGCTCTGGCGCGGTTGCCGTGGGGCAGGGCGCGGGTGCTCGATGGCCCGCTGACCGGCATTGAATATGTGGACTACCCCGGCCCGGTCAAGCCTCTGCCTGAGCCGCCTACCGATCCAACCATTCTGGATACCTACATGATTGCCAACACCGTCAACCTGGTGGTGCTGCCAGCGCGCACGCCCATTGAAGCGAAGAATGTGCGCATTGGCCTGGATGCCGACAGCTTTAGCTGGAAGTTCAGCGCCGACATCTTCACCAAGGCTGCGCTCGACCTGGTGGCACCTGGTGAGGATGGCGCAAAAGAGATTGAACTGGATATCAACGGCTGGACGTGGGTGCTGCTGGTGGAGGGTTACAGCCGGCAACTCAAGTTTCCGACCGAGGCCTACAGCATCAAGGGCGCTACGCGCACTCAACTGCTCGCTGCGCCCTACGCGCCATTGCGCACTGGGCTGAACGCTGCGCCGATCACCGCGCGGCAGGCAGCGACGGAGCAGTTGCTGTTCACCGGGTTTAGTATCGTTTGGGACGCTGAGACTGTAGGGCCGGCTGATTGGACGTTCCCGGCCGGTGCGCTGAGCTATCAGAGCCAAACGGCTATGCAGGTGATCGCTCGTATTGCTGAAACGGTTGGCGCGGTGGTGCGGCCGGCGCGTGCTGCTGATGAGCTTGAGGTGCGTCCGCGCTACCCGGTGCCGCCATGGGAGTGGGGGCAGATCGATGCGCCGATTGATCGCATTATCCCGCCTGCAATGATGACCGCCCTCGGCGGGGAGTGGACGCCGCAGCCGGCCTGGAACGCCTGCTACGTGTCGGGCACCAGCCACGGTGTATCCATGCTTGTGCGCCGCGCTGGCACGGCAGGTGATAACCCTGCGCCGGATGTGTTCGATGATTGGATCACCGGGCAGGAAGCCAACCGAGCGCGCGGTGTGCACGAGCTGAGCAAGGGCGGGAACATTGAAATTGTTGGCGTCTCAATCCCGCTGTTCCCGTTTACGGATGACCATGGCGTCGGCTTGGTACTGCCTGCCCAGCTCTGTCGCGTGCCAGAGGAAAGTGGCGCGTGGGTTGGGCTGTGCCTGGCCGTGGACATCGCCGCTGAAGGCACTGGCGCGAGCCGTGTGCAGCAGCAACTCCGGTTAGAGAGGCACTTTTAATGGCCACAGTTAACCCTTGGAAGCGCTTTATCGGCCTGTTGCCTGGTGGGGTTCGCACGGTGGCCACCGTCATGAGCATCAACAGCAGCGCCGGTATCAGTGAGGTGGAGCTGCGCACCGGCACGCGCGTGACGGTGCGGGGGGTGGATGTGGCCGTGAGCGGTAAGGCCTACATCGCCGATGGGGTGATCACCGGGCCTGCGCCGAACCTGCCGCATTTTGATGTGGATGTTTAGCCCCATCTCACCCGTAGTGTGGGTTAGCCGTAGGCGTAACCCACCGCCAAGCCCGCGCCGTGCGGGTTTTATTTTGCCTGGAGAAATCAATGCAGCCGTCCAGACTCGACCTGCGCATCATTCAGGGTGCCACGTTGCGCAAGCCGTTGTTGCTCATGCAGCCGGTGTACGCCTATCGGCCCATCGCCGCCATTTACCAGACGGCCCCCTTGCGGCTGCAGGTGCCGGCCCACGGTTTGCCAGAGGGTTGGCCCACTTGGATTGAAGGGGTGCGCGGCTGGGGAGGCCTCAACCTGGACAAAGGCCGTGCGCGCTTCCGGTTGGCCACGGTGATTGACGCGGACACCCTCGAATACAACGAACTCAACGGCTGCGACATGCACGCCAGTGGCGGGCACTTGGTATATCGCTTGCCACTGGACTTGACCGGCGCCAGTGCCCAGTTGCACATCCGCGATACCAATGGCGCGCTGTTATTGGCGCTGAGCACCGCCACGGGTGGGCTGGTGATGGCGGGGCCAGGGCGCGTGATGCTCACCCTTACGGCGGCGCAAACCGCTGCAATCCGCTGGCAGACCGGGTTGTATGACCTAGAGCTGACTATGTCCGACGGCAGCGTTGACCGCTGGGCGCAGGGTGCCGTGGTGGTGAGCGTGGAGCAGACCCATGACTGAGCAAACCGCCGCACTGGTGGCGGCTGAAACTTTCGTGCTGGTGGTTGAGCCTGAGCAGCCCGCCGCCGCGTTGTTGGCCGCCGGCGCGCAGGGCCCCGCCGGCCCGCCCGGCAATTTCACCCCGCTACCCACCGACCCCATCGCTTACTACATCATCGCCCGGAGTTAACCATGAGCCTCGAAACCCAAATTATTGCCCTTGCTCAAGCCATCGGCGCGGACATTAAAGACGTCCGCACCAAGCATGGCGATCTCACCAGCTTGACCACGGTGGCCAAGGGCAACTTGGTTGCGGCCATCAATGAGCTGAAGGCGGCGCTTGGCTCAGCCGGTGCCGCAATCAACGACGCCGCCACCAATGGCGCGACCACCGTAACGTGGTCGGCTGACAAGATTTTCGACACCATTGAAGCGGCCAAGTTGGCCGTAAAAAGCGACCTC